GCAACATCCCCGATGGACGTAAAGTAAAGGGAGCGATCCACTGGGTAAATGCAGAGCAGTCTGTAAAAGCACAGGTGCGCCTGTATGAGAATATCATCGATGAAGAGAAGGGTGTATACAATGAAGACGGAAGTCTGAATCTGAACCCCAATTCTTTGACCACACTGACAGAGTGCCGTCTGGAGCCTGCATTTGCACAGGCACAGGCGTATGACCGCTTCCAGTTCGTAAGACAGGGCTTCTTCTGCGTGGACTACAAGGATACCAAGCCGGGAGAACTGGTATTTAACCGTATCGTATCTCTGAAGAGTTCTTATGTACTGCCTAAGTAAGCAGTAGGACAACCGATAAGGGGAATTGGGAAAGTTGTATTCGTATTGTCACCGGGAATGGACAGTACAAAAGAAAAGGAGAGACATATGTCGGACAAATTGTTTGGACTGGCCGGTCTGGGTCTGGATGACCTGGAGAACATGAACATTTACGGACAGGATAAAAAAGAAGAGAAGGCAGCAGCCGAGGCCCAAAAAATAGAAGAAAAGGATCTGATCTTTGACAAGACATTTACCTGTCCTGTCTGCGGAGAAGATTTCCCGGCGAAGATCATGAAGACTGGAAAGGCAAGAAAATATGGGAACACGACATTCTCATGTGCGATGGAAATCCAGGAGAACTGATGGAAGTTGTATTCGGAAAATTCAATCTTGTTACACGCCCGCTCTTTTGCCCCGTCATTGAAGAAGTTACAGGCTGGCACTGCGTCCGATATCCATTGGGAGCTATGGAAGAGGGACGTTGCAAATGCCCAAGAATATTAAGGGAAGGCGATACAAAGTTTTACAGGTTTGAAGTGATTAAGAACATATTTGATGATGAAAGGTGTGGCAAGAATGAGATTGATTGACGCAGACGAATTCAAAGTGCAGATTGCTGGAATGACTGTGCTGGGTGATTAGCCACCAAGTATGGTGAACGCTGTACACGAATTGATAGATCGCCAGCCTACAGTACGCGATACTGAAAAAGCCGCAGAAGAGCTGAAAGACCTGAAACTGGCATATTACTTAACAATAGCCAATACAGGAGATGAGAGACTAGATGCTATCTACAAAAACGTTGGAGACACATTAGATAGAGCGATTGAGATTATAAATCGGAATGGGGTTTGAAAAAATGATAAAAGGAAAAGCAAAGATGGAATTTGGAACAGGCGACATCAGAATGACGGGAGCATTAAGCAGTGACATAGGAGCATTGTGTTGTATCACGCAAAAACCACATGAAATAGGTGAAAGAGTTCCAGTTGAGGATGGTTGGAATACAGATCAGGCAGAAGTTATCATGACATTTACAAGAACAGAAAGTATAGATGCGTTAATAGCGGAATTGCAAGATGTAAAAGCAATGATGAACGGAAGCTATCCGTTCGAAAAAGAAAGAATTAGAGAACATGAATTGGATTTTGATACGTTTTTGCACACATAAGAGGAGAGGAACAGAGATGCATAAGAAGAGGTGAATGACATGGAGATAAAAGAAAAATTAAAACGCTGGTTCATAATGGTACGGACAAACCAATGCCTGGGGTGCTGCTTATTCTGCGAGTGGTGGAACATGTGTAAATGGGAAACAGAAGAGAGGTTAAAGCGGAAACATCCGAAGATATTACAGGAACATCCAAGGGATTGGCATGAGGTGATTACAAAAGACACGTGGGACGAATACGATGAATGGAAACAGACAGATGAAGGAAAAAAAGGTAATAGGTAAATTGTAATGACAAGAAAAGATATTCTTAAAAAATACGGATTCAGCTGGATGAGCAACGTCAACCTGAAGGAAGAGCTTTCGGAACAGGCGGCGGCAGAATTTGAAGATCTGATAAGAACCCTGGCCGAACATAACCGTGGACCAGCACCACCAGAAACAGGCTGGAAGAAACGGATGTACAACCAATTCATGAAAGGAGCAGGCAGATGACACGAAACATGATCATCTGGATATGGCTAACAGCATTCCTGCATCCTGTGATTTTTCCATGTGTCCTGCACACAGCAAAGGAGATAGAAAAGTGGTGGGATAAGAAGAGGGTACTGTGGCACGTAGAGCAGCTCCGGAAGATAGAAGAAAAATATAAAGAATAGCACCAACTGGCATTGTATCACGAATAACCAGTCAACATAGAATTCCCGCCGGCAGCAGTCGGCGGAGAAAGGAGCATCGTTGAAAGACGTAAGCACAGAACAGGCGAAGATCATCAAAAAGATGGTTCTCGACAAAAAAACGAATAAAGAAATAGCAGAAACTACCGGATTAAAGTACTGGGAAGTACGAGATTATATTCAATATATCGGACTGGCCGGAATCAGAGAAGAGATGCTCGGAAGAAAGCCGGGAAGACGAAAGAAAGATGGCTACAACAAAGGAAAAGACGGTCCCAATGCGGATAGACACCTATGTAAGACCTGCATCTACAGAGGAAGACATGATCAGGTTGGGAACTGTAGCTATATTGAAATAGAGAGGCATAGCAGAGGTATGCCGGCAGCAGAATGCACAGTATATGTGAAAGGAAGAAAGAGGAAAGCATTATGGTAGGACAGATAACAGGCAAAAACGAACTGAAGAAAAACGGATCTGGTTATAGTGATCCGACAGCATATAAAGCAATTATGAATGTGGGGGGGGGCAACAGCAATGAATACATATCATGGAGACATTTTTTACATAGCGAATGATGGAAGAGCCGGAGAAACACCGGCGATTATAGTATCACCGGACACATGGCTTGAACAAGATCCGGAATTTGTGCAGGCAGTATTAATGACAACAAAAGAAAATGAACAACTTCTGACACATGTTGAGGTGATGTGTCGAGTACCATCTATAGCACTGTGTGAACGTATATTCAAGGTGGATACAGACAGAATCGGAGAATATATTAGATCATGCACAGAGGAAGAAATTCAAAAAGTTGATGAAGCTATTATGCTGACACTTGGCATTACGGAGAATAATAATACTGCTGATCAGGAGAAGATTAAACAGCTGGAGAAGCAACTGGCAAAGGAAAAAGAAACATCCGATAGAATTCTTGCGAAGTTCAGAGAAGAGACAGAAAGATACAATGAACTGGAGCGTGAGAAAGGATATGGGAATGATAAAGAGTATATCAGAGCGATAGCTGAGAGGGATGTGTACAAGAGTATGTACATGGATCTGCTTGAAAGGAAAATGAATGGATAGGACAGTAATATTTTTTGTTGTCGTAATAATTTGTGTGCTGTGTACAGTTTGGAGCGCATGTGTAATGGCAGCACGTGCGGATGAGCAGCTGCGTGAGATTACGCATGACAAGAAAGAGCCGGAAGAAAAAGAGGAAGATATGACGAAACAAAGAACATGCAAACGGTGTGGGATGCCGACGGGAGCAACGTATTACAAGATAAATATAAATGCTGAATGTGACAGAGCAGGAGCGACTACAGAGCAATTCTGCTATAACCTGTCGAAGACTTTAACACAAGCGAATAGTCCGGAGAATGTGTACTGCAGGAGCTGTGTAGATAAAATTGAAAAGTATATTAATTGTGATATGGCAATAACCGAAAGGACATACATAACGGACAAACCGGGGAAATAATAGAGTGCTTAAGAAAATTCATTGTGCGACATCGCACAGAAAGGAGAACTATGAACCATGAAGGCTACCAGGATTCGACAGCAGAAAAGGCGGTACGCAGGTACAACCAGATGCCCTACCATATGCACAGGGCACTGACCGATCTGCAGGACATAGCAAGCCTGTTCGGGTTTGACATTATAACAATCAAGGACAGACGGACGGGGAGGAAGTATAGAGTTGAAGAGAAGACCAATCAATAAAGACAAATATGGAATCAGCAAACACAGGTATCTGGAAGTTATCCATCATTGCCTGCAATATCCGGAATGGCGGGAAGAACTTGAAAATATGACAGATACTGTGAAAGCAATACAATATGGCCAAGAAGGAAAGGGGAGTCCGAGCCAGGCGTCAGCAACAGAACGCCTGGCTATCAAACGTGCGGAGCTGTTGGAAAAATGTGAACGAATTGAGCAGACGGCGATAGAAGCAGATGCGGACATTTATCAATGGTTATTGGAAGGGGTTACCACAGATTATGCGACCTATATATACCTTCGGGATGCCAAAGGGTTGCCGTGTGGTGATCAGAAATACTATAGAGCAAGGAGGAAGTTTTACTGGTTGATGTCAAAAAAAATATAAAATTTGCAAAACATCACCACTCACGGCACATAAAAGTGTGTTATAGTGGTAGCGTCCAAAAATTGAAAAGGACATACTCACCCTAAGGGCGGCAGCAGTTAAAGACTGAGGCCGTCTTTTATTATAAAATCAGAATTGAAGGTGGTGAAATGCCAAAGGCACGAAATCCAAATAGGGAGAAAGCGTTCGAAATATATAAAAAGCATAAGGGAGAGATCGATTTAGTTGAGATTGCAAGTCAACTAAATCTGGCAGCAGGAACTGTCCGGGGATGGAAATCGAAAGATAAATGGGATGAAAAAATGAATGGAACGCTCCGAAAAAATACGGAACGTTCCAAACGAAAAAGTGAAATCAAAAAGAAAGCCAATGCAGAAGTGATAGATCAGATAATTGAAAACACTGATTTAAACGATAAGCAAAGGCTTTTTTGTATTTTATACGTCAAATGCTTCAATGCCACAAAAGCATATCAAAAAGCATATGAATGCAGTTATGAAACGGCTACCGTAAATGGTCCCCGCATGCTAGGAAATGCTAGGGTAAAAGAAGAAATCCAGCGACTGAAACAGAACAGACTGAACAGAGAGCTGATATCGGAAGCTGATATCTTCCAAAAATACATAGATATAGCTTTTGCGGATATCACAGATTACATGGAATTTGGTACAGAAGAAGTCCCTGTGATGGCAGTGTACGGGCCGGTCAAGGTGAAAAATGAAGAGACTGGAGAAGAAGAAACACTGACAAGAATAGTCAACACTGCGAAATTTAAAGACTCTCTGGATGTGGATGGAACAATCTTGACAGAGGTGAAGCAGGGAAAAGACGGAGCCGGCATTAAACTGGCTGATCGGATGAAGGCCCTGCAGTGGCTTGCAGATCACATGAATCTCGCAACGGAAGAGCAACGCGCCAAGATTGAAAAGACGCGGGCGGACATCCAAAGGATGCAGCCGGAACCCGTTCCGGAAAAAGAATACAAAGGCATTCCGGCAACAATGGTTGCTCCGGTATTTGCTCCGGTGCTTTTTGACATCAAGGAAAAGCGTCACACAGAATATGTTTTCCCAGGTGGCCGAGGCAGTACCAAATCATCCTTTGTAAGCCTGGCTGTAGGAGACATTTTGAGGAGCAATGATCAGATACATGCGGTGATCATGCGTCGGGTAGGAGATACGATGCGAAGTTCCATCTATCAGCAAGCGAGATGGGCAATAGAGGCCCTAGGGCTGGAAGATGAGTTTGAATGTACAGTATCACCATTGGAGATCACGAGAAAAAGCACCGGACAAAAGATCTACTTCAGAGGAGCGGATGATCCGGGCAAGGTAAAGTCAATCAAGGTTCCGTTCGGATACATTGGAGTCTTATGGTTTGAAGAGTTGGATCAGTTTATGGGTCCCGAAGCGGTTAGAAAGATTGAACAGTCTGTAATCCGAGGCGGAGATACTGCATACATCTTCAAAACATTCAACCCACCAAAGAGCCTGAACAACTGGGCCAACAAATACATCAAGATCCCGAAAGAAACCAGACTGGTTACGGAAAGCACCTATCTGGACATACCAAAGAAGTGGCTCGGAAAGACATTTATCGAAGAGGCAGAATTCTTAAAGGAAACTAACCCAGATGCGTATGAAAATGAATACTTAGGAGTGGCCAATGGATCAGGAGGAAGTGTATTTGACAACATCACGATCAGAGAAATAACGAATGATGAGATATCAGGATTCGACCATGTGTTAAATGGCATTGACTGGGGATGGTTCCCGGATCCGTATGCATTTGCAAGGGTTCATTACGACAGAGCGAGGTTAAGATTGTACGTATGGCAGGAATACACATGTAATAAGAGAAGCAACAGACAGACGGCAGACGAACTGATCAGGATGGGAATCACAGGCAACGATCTGCTTACCTGCGATAGTGCAGAAAAGAAGTCGATAGGAGACTACAAAAGCTACGGCTTGCTTGCCAGAGCAGCAGAAAAAGGTCCTGGAAGCAGAGAGTACTCATATAAATGGCTGCAGTCATTAAGAGAAATCATAATCGACAATGTAAGATGCCCGGTAGCTGCACAGGAGTTCATGGATTATGAGTACGAAAGGGATAAAGAAGGAAATATCATCACCGGATATCCGGATGGGAATGACCACATGATAGATGCTGTAAGATATGCAACAGAAAGAATATGGAAACGGAGGGGCGAATAATGCTGGATGAAATAAAAGCCTTCGTGAAGGGAGTGATAAACAGAATGTTCCCGGCAAAAAATGTAGAGCAGGCACTGAAAATAGAAACATGTATATCAAGTATGATGCAGACAAGGATAGAGCTATGGCAGCGAATGTACAGCGGAATGGCACCCTGGTGCAAAGGCTATGTAAAATCTCTTAGAAAGGAACAAGGTATCTGTACCGAGTTCGCCAATATCTGCCTGGATGAAATGGAATCGAATATTTCCGTGGAAGAACTGGATCAGATATACAAGATGGCAACACGAGATTTGAATGAGAACCTGCAGTCAGGGCTTGCACTTGGGGCGCTGATCATTAAGCCGCTGGGCGGAGATAAAGTAGAATATGTTACCGCAGATCGGTTTGTACCGATTGCCTACGACGAAAGAGAACGACTGATTGACGTTGTGTTTGTCGAAAACCAGAAACGGGGAGAAGATTACTACCATCGCCTAGAGAGACACTCTTTGAGAGATAACATCCTTACAATTACAAATAATGCGTACATATCAAAATCAGAGGATGATATCGGAAGAGAAATCCCGTTGAGCTCAATAGATGAATGGAAAAATCTCCCAGCGACCATATCCTATGCTGGACTGGAAAAGCCGGATTTTGGTTACTACAGAAACCCGATCAAGAATGAAATCGATAGAAGCCCGTGCGGAGTATCGATATTCGAAAGTGGAATAGATCAGCTGGAGAGTGTAGATACACAGAATGCAAGGCTAAAGTGGGAGTTCGAATCTGGTGAAAGGGCAATTAATGTATCCACTACAGCTCTTCAACCGATAGTAGGAGAAGAGGGAAGACTGGAAACGCCAAAACTGGACAAGCGTCTGTACAGAGGACTGAATCTGGATGCCGGAGACGATGGCGATCTGTATAAAGAATGGTCGCCAGAGTTCCGAGATATCAGCATCATCAATGGCTTGAATCAGTTCTTAAGGCAGCTGGAGTTCAATGTATCCCTGAGCTATGGAGATCTCTCTGATGTAACGGACGTAGACAAAACGGCAACAGAAGTCAAGATCGCCAAGAAACGCAAATATAACATGGTGTCAGCTATCCAGGAGAATCTGAAAGACTGTCTGGAAGATCTCGTATATGCATTGGCTTTTTACAACGCCAAGCTCCATAGCGGATATGAGTTCAACTGCACATTTAAGGATAGCATCCTGGTGGATGATGAAACAGAACGCCAGAATGACAGGGCAGACGTAAGCCTTGGAGCCATGCAGTTGTGGGAATACCGAATGAAACATTATGCCGAAGATGAGGAAACAGCCAAAAAGATGGTAGTCCAACAGGCGGATGTAATAGAGGACTAGCCTATGACACAAGGTGAGATTGAAGCTCTTTCAAGAGAAATAGAACGAAATGCCCGGAACCTAGAAATAGACATCATGTTGGACATCGTCCGAAGAATCAAGAGCAATCTGGATATAGAACAGTCGATGACATCATCTGCAGACTACCAGATACAGCTGCTTAGAAAAATGGGATATTCCGATGAATTCCTGAAAAATGAAATCAAAAGCTATTTGAAGTTTTCAGATGAAGAGATTGACCGGATCTACAACCAGACAAGCGAGAACCTTTATAAAGAGTATGAAGATGCATTTGATGCTATTGGAAAGAAACAAACCCCGTTCGGAAAGCATCCGGAGATCCAACCGGTAGTAAAATCCGCGATCGAACAGTCGAAGAACACATTCCAAAACATCACGGGATCCATGGGATTTACCAAGAACGTAAATGGAAAGCGTCAATTCATGGATACGGCGAAGTTCTATCAAAGATCACTGGATGAAGCGGTCCTCGGAGTAGCAACTGGAGCATTCAGCTATGACACGATCCTGAAACGAATCATCAAGGACATGACAAGAAGCGGTCTACGTACAGTAGAATATGCTTCCGGAAGGACATACCGGGTGGATTCGGCGTGCAGAACGGCACTCATGACAGGGTTCCGGCAGATAGTCGGTCGCATGAATGAACAGGTGGCAGCAGAGCTTGATACAGATACCTATGAAGTTACATATCACATCGGCGCCAGACCGGAACATCAGGCATGGCAGGGAAAGGTCTATTCGTACAAGGATCTGGAGAGTGTATGTGGATTAGGCACTATTACCGGTTTATGTGGAGCAAACTGCTATCACTGGTACGACGTGTTCATCCCGGGAGTTTCAGTTCGGAACTACACGGACGAAGAACTGCAGGAGATGATAGATGAGGAAAATGAAAAGACGAGCTACGATGGAAAGGAGTATACAACATATGAGGCACTGCAGAGACAGAGGAAGTTAGAATTGACAATGAGAGTATATCGCCAAGACATAAAACTCATGAAGGAAGGCGGAGTAAGCGAACTGGAGATCATGGGAGCCAAAGCAAGATACAAAAAGACTATGGATGAGTATGTGAAGTTCTCAAAGGTCATGAAGCTGCCGGAACAAAGAGACAGAATATACATGGATGGACTGGGAAGAATATCAACAAAAGTCGGAAAGAAAATACTTAGCTCGATGAAGATATCAATTCCGAAAGAAGTGGCAGAAAAAGCTGGATTGGATAAGAGTGTAGAAAAGAAAATAAATCAAGCAATCAAGAAACTGGATAAAGAGTACACGATTTACTTAGATTCAATAGAAGGTGGAAAGCTTGGCAGAGGAGATTTGTTTGTAAGCGGCGCATATCTGGATAAGGACGGCATGCTGAAGCACGGACTTGTGTTTAACTATAATATAGATTATAATAAATTCGAGTCGAGAATAAAAATGCTGTATTCTACCGGATACATGGCAGGAAAAAGCTATGAAGATTACATTGCGCATGAAATGGCACATATTATTCCATTCCAAAACTGCGTGACCAAGAAAGATTACGACAAACTGACAGATGAAATATATAAGAGTTTTGTCAAGGGAATATCTAAATACGCCGACAAAGAGCACGATGGAAGAGAGAGCTTGGCGGAGGCATTTGTAAGATATAGAAATGGAGAAAAGATACCAGATGAGTCAAGAAAACTTATTGAAAAGTACATCCTTCCTTGGAGGAGGAAATAGATTCACACTTCCCAAATGTGTATTATGTAGGCATTGCATGGAATCTGAAACGGAAATAAAGTGCAAGGCGTTTCCGAATGGAGTACCAGATGAAGTACTGGAAGCTCCATATGAAGAGGAATGCAAACCGGGAGTAAAATTTGAAGAGATGAAATAATACCACTGATCAGTGAGCATATCAGAGATTAGTGGTATTTTTATACTCATTTTTAAGGCGAGGAGGTGAGAAAGGTGAAAAAATTATTTATTAGTCAGCCTATGAGAGGTAAGTCAGATGAAGAAATTCTGGCAGAACGCAAGAAAGCAATTGAGCTTGCGCAAGAAATGATCGGTGAACCGGTAGAAGTGATTGATTCCTTCTTCCAGGAAGCACCCGCAGATGCAAAACCACTGTGGTTCCTTGGAAAATCCCTGGAACTTCTGTCAGGAGCAGATGTGGCGTATTTTGCGCAGGGGTGGGAAGATGCAAGAGGTTGTGCGATTGAGCATGACAGCGCATTAGCTTATGGAATCAAGAGTATTGTTGCCTAGGAAGGCGGTGATCCAGATATCTCCCTTTGAGACGCAGGGTTATGCGTCTTATTTTTATGCAAAAAGAAAGGAAATAATTATGGAGTTTTTAAAAGCAATCTTTGGTGACAAGTATGAAGAGTTTGCATCAATCATCAAAGCGTACAATGACAATCCGGAAAACAAAGACAAGCAGATTAAGCTCGCAGATCTGAATGCCGGAGAATATGTAAGCAAAAAAGATTATGACGCAATGGAAACAGCAAAGACTACCCTGGAAGAGCAGCTGCAGACAGCCACAGACACACTGAAAGGATTCGAAGGTGTAGATGTAGAAGAACTTCAGGGAAAAGTAAAACAGCTCACAGATGACATGGAAACTCAGAAAACGGATTACGAGAACAAAATTGCAGAAATGAAGTTTGGCACACTTATCGACAATGCCATCTCGGCAGCAGGCGGTAAGAATGCGAAAGCAATCAGAGCACTCTTAGATGTAGAGACACTGAAAGATAGCAAAAACCAGACGGAAGATATTACCGCTGCGATTGAGGCGTGCAAAAAGGACAATGAGTATATGTTTGGTTCAAACGAACCAATCAATAATCCAATCGCGCCGACTGGCGGAAAAGTTCCGGGAATTTCAAAGAATTTAGAAGACATGACGTATGAAGAATACAAAGATTACAGACAGGGAAAATAGGAAGGAGATAAAGAAATATGCCAAATACAATTTTAACACCTAAAATCATTGCACAGGAGGCCCTGATGGTGCTGGAAAGCCAGCTGACAATGGCAGGGCTTGTCCATAGAGATTATTCGAAAGAATTTGTCAGAGTGGGTGATACGATCACAATCAGAAAGCCTGCGAAATTCGTGGCAAAAAACTTTGTAGGAGAAACACATGGACAGGATATCACAGAAGGATCAACCACGGTGAAGATGGATCGTTTCAGAGATGTAACGGTTAATGTGTCGTCAAAAGAGTTAACACTGGACATCAAAGATTTCTCTGAGCAGGTAGTAACACCGGCTATTTCGGCTATTGCACAGGCTGTAGATCAGGACCTGTTGGCAGTAGGTATTGAAAAGGCTGCGAAGACAGCAACGGTATCTGCAAAACCAG